TTACATTTTTTAGATTATGTAAAACGAGATTTCAAAAATTTATTAGATGTCCAAATTATACCAGGTGGATTTCCCGCAAAAGCACGATTAAATGGTAGTAAATTGGTAAATACCCCTCATATTTTATTTTTAGATGCAGATATAATGTTAAAAGATAAATCTGTATTATATCAATGTTTAAATTATGATACTGATTTAGTAACCGTTCCATTTCAAACCGAAAGGGGGTTTAATTGGATATTCAGATTATTTGATATTCAACAAAAATTAAGTAATTGGCTGGGAACGCCATTTGCAGTGGGTGGATTTCAATTATGGAAAACCGAAGCATATTGGAAAACCGGTGGATATGATGAAACCCATTTATTCGCAGAAGATTATTGGGTGTCACAAAAATCAAAGACAATGACTATACATAATACAATTGGTGTATGGACATCCGCACGAAGATTTAAGAATAAGGGATTTTTTTATATGGCTTGGTTAAGCATAAAATGTTATTTTAATCGTAATAATTCAGAATTTTTTAAAAAATCACATAACTATTGGAACTAAAAAATGGGTACTATATTTCCGTGGATTATCTCACTCGCTATCGTTGTATCTTTGTGTATAATTGGCTTGATTGTAGATAGTATAACTAAAAAAAGATAATATGAAATATCAAGCAATAATCGTATCTGATTTACATTTGGGAACTAAAGATTCTAAAACCGAAGAATTTTTAAATTTTGTAGAATCCCATCCAACTGATTTGTTAATTCTTAATGGGGATATTGTAGATGGTTGGGCATTGGAAAGAGGTGCAAAATGGAAAAAGAAATATACAAAAGTTATAAATAAATTATTAAAATTATCTAATAAAACTAAAATCATTTGGATTAGGGGAAATCACGATGAATTTATAGGTGAATTTATTGGAACTACATTTGGTAATGTTGAAATCAGAGAAGATTATGTATTAGAATTAAAAAATGAAAAATACTATATATTTCACGGGGATGTTATAGATGTATTCATTACAAAATACAAATGGTTATCAAAGATAGGTTCAATAGGATATGATTTTGCACTTTGGTTAAATAGAGTATATAACACCTATCGTAAATGGAGAAAATTACCTTATATATCCATATCTCAAAAAATAAAAGGTAAAGTAAAGGCTGCAACTAATTATATTAACGATTTTGAAACATCTGCATTATCAATGGCAAAAAATAAAGGCTGTGATGGTGTTATTTGTGGTCATATTCATCATCCAGAGGATATTATGATAAATGGTAAGAGGTATTTAAATAGTGGAGATTGGGTTGAGAATATGAGTGCAATTTTAATAAAAGAAAATAAAATAATTCTTAAAAAAGAAATTTAATTTTATATTCTTGTATATATTATGGAAACCTTGTGGTTAAACATTCAGTGTCTTATATGACATTTGAGTTGGAGAAATACCAACAAATGAATTTTTAAATACAAACAAAAAATAAGGAAAATTATGAAACAGTCAATTTGGACGGTTAATCAACCGTCAAACCCCCAAGCGTTTATTACAAAACGCAAACAAAGAGTAAAACAATTCGAAGGTCAGGTCTATCTTAATGATGGTGATGAATACGAAATTGAAATCTTTAATCCAACTCCAAATCACATTTTAGCAAAAATCAAAATTGATAACGATTATTTATCAGGTGGTGGTATTGTGCTAAGACCAGGTGAAAGAGTATTTTTGGAACGATTTTTGGATACTAATAACAAATTTGTATTCAGAACATATGAAGTAGGAAAAGAGGCGGTTAATTTAGGTGCTATTGATAATAATGGGTGTGTAGAAATACAATTCTTTAATGAAGAGCAATCATTTCCAAATAAAACAATATATGGTAGTGGATATACTACATGGAGTAACAATATCACTTATACAACAGGTACTCCTGCTATTTTTACTACAAATACATTAGGAATTAGTGGAATTACTAATACTGCATATTATAGTAATAGTAATTCAACTTTAACCTCAAATTCATTGGCTGGTCCAAATATTCGAAGTCTAAATAAAGTAGAAACTGGCACAACTGAAAAGGGTGATACATCTAATCAACAATTTACATCATCAAATAGAAATTTTAATTCATATTCATTTCACAATGTAGCATGGAGAATTTTACCGTCATCACAAAAGAAATATCACAAAGAAGATTTAGGTGTTCTATATTGCGGTGAGTGTGGTGCAAAAAGAAAAAAAGATACACATAAGTTCTGTCCACATTGCGTAACTAAATTTTAATTAATAAAATCACAAGGTATTCATTAAGGGAAAAGAAATTTTCCCTTTTTTTATATTTATATAAAACAAAACCATATTTTATGGGGAAATTTTATGAAGATTTACTTACACTTAACGAATTAGTAAGAAAATTAGAAAAAAAAGATAAAATAAGTGAATTCATTATACGAGCTCTTCGTAATATGAAAGATAATCCAACAAAATCAGTTTCAGATGTCATCCAAAAAACAAAGAAAGAATTCAATTAATTCAGGTCATTATTTAGAATTAATGGATAGATTGCATGTCATCAATTGTACTATTGATGACCATATCCTAAACCACCCCCTAACCGAACATCACAAAGATATTGAAGATAAAATAGGTTCTGCATTAGAGTTATTATTAGAAGCATATCAAATGGTTGGGCACGAAAGTTGTGAATATGATGATTTAAATCATAACTAATTAATAATCAATTATTTATAACTCATTGATAGTCAATGAGTTATTTTTTTGTCATTTTTTTAAAAATAATATCTAAAAAATTTGGAAAATTCAAAAAAAGGTTGTATATTAGCTGTATAAGATTGAGAGATATAAAACTTAAAAGATAAAAGATATGACAACTGAAATTTCCCACCGCGATTCTTTAATTCAACTTTATTCTGATTACCATAAGGAGGCGTATGGTTACCGTCCCACTTACAACTATTCTCTTTTAACAACTGAAGAGTTGGAGGCTGATTATGAAGAATTCGGCCGTATTTGTAAAGAGAATGCCGAAGAGGAGGCTAAGGCTGAGAAATTAGCAATTGAGAAGTTTAATCAGACCGTTAAGAAGATGATTAAAATGGGTGCTAAAAACACCAAAACCGCTCTTCGTTGGATTTGTGAGGCCGGAGTTGAAGAAGATGGTTGGGATATGGATTTCTTCCTATGGAAAATGGGTATTTCCAAATATAGTTCAGAGGGTTCGGTAGTTTATAATAAATTACTACCATTTTGGAGAAAGGCTCTAAAATAACTCCCAAATTATTTGGAAAATTGGGAAAAAAGTTGTATATTAGCTGTATAAGATTGAGAGTTAAAATATAAAATATAACATTATGATAAAGACAAAACAAAACAGAGGTATTGAAATTGATTTAACCGGTTCACAAGGAAACGCCTTTTTCTTATTAGGAACTGCGGTTAAATTATCAAGACAATTGGGTTTAAATTCTGAAAAAGTATGTGAAGAAATGAAAGCCAAAGATTATGAACATTTGGTTAATACATTTGATAAATATTTTGGTGAATTTGTAACTTTATATAGATAATATGAATAACCTACAACTTTATATTGATTTTTACGAATCTAAATTAAAAGAAGCAAACGAATGGGGTAAGAAAGGTGAAATGGGAATGGTTCGTTCTACTATGAAAGATTCGGTCGAATTGTTATTGGATTTAATTTGGAAAACTGAAAGAGGTGGTGAATCAAAAAAGAATGATTTTGTAGAATCAAAATCTAAAAATGGATATGTTCTAAAATTTCAGGTAGATAGACATTTATATTCTAATACTTTAAATGGATTGGGTGAATGTAAGGCTTATTTAGATAGATGTTTTATGGAAAGGGCAAGTTCAGATTTTGGTAGAATCAAAAAAGGTATAATCGAAACTCCAAAGACATTTGTACTAGCTTTAGAAGATGGAGTTGGTAAAACTGCGTATAATTATTATATGGATGAAGGTAATATTGATAATGTGTTTTATCTATGTGATGGAAAGCGTAATCCTAAAAAACCAATTTGGAAAGATAAATTTTATAAACCTATCAATATAAAAAAATTAGAAAATTTTATTCAATTTATTAAAACATTATAATATGGGTAGATGGCCTGAAAAGATAGAACCAAAACCTACTAAATTTGAAATAACTTATAAAGATGATGATGGTTGTATATCTATTTGGAAATACGATTTAAAGAAGTTTACAAACGGCCCAATTGAAGTTAGTATAAAATATCCACCGGGATATGAAAAGATGTTAAAAACGAAATTAAAGGAACGAAATTTAGAAAAGAAAACTAAAAAGATAGCTAAAAATAACTTTTTTTAAAAATGGTTCGGTAAATATGATAAAGAGAATTCAATGAATTCTCTTTTTTTTATATATTTATAATAAATAATTTATTTAAATGGAACAAATAGCATCAATTTTTTTTCATAGTAGAACTCAAGCACATCAATTCCACACTTTAGTAAAAGGTCCTGGTTCATTAGCAATTCATTTAGCATTAGAAACCTACTATACTGAAATTGTACCATTGATGGATGGTTTGATTGAGGCATATCAAGGTAAATATGGTTTAATAACCTATAAACACGTAAATGGCAATGATAACGATGCAAGCAAAGAAAATATAATAGCATATTTTGATAAACTCATAAAATTTTTAGAAAACGAAAGACAATCAGAACAATTAAAAGATAGTTGGATTCAAAATGAATTAGATAATATCGCTAAACTACTATATTCTACAAGATATAAATTAATAAATTTAGGATAATTAAAATTAATACCATATTTTAGACTTGATATTTTAAAGGGAGTGTTTTTCACTCCCTTTTTTTGTTGTTTATATTTATAGGTGTATTATTGTATAAACGAGGGAATAAAAATATGTCTCAAGCAAAAATTTGGACGGGTACAACTACTTTTACTTCTGGCTCTTCAACTCCATTCGGTATTTACGATGCCGATTCAGAATTTGGAATAGAAGCACCAAAGGTTGCATCTTGGTGTGCCAAAAGATTAGGTTATCCTATTATTGATATAGAATTGCAAGGTGAAAACTTTTTCGCAGTATTTGAAGAAGCAGTAAGTGAATATTCTGCACAAGTAAATCAATTTAATATCAGAAATAATTTAGGTGCATTACAAGGAAAAAATTCAGGTACGAATTATACTGGAAAAAGTGTAAATGGTTCTGAATTAAATAATATTATTGAAATTGCACAAGCTTATGGAACACAAGCAGGTGTAGGTGGTAGAACTGATTTTAAATCAGGTTCTATTGATATGATTACTGGTCAACAGGATTATGATTTACAAACCCTTTTTAGTGATGTGAGTGAAAGTGGAGAGAGAATCACTATTACAAAATTATACTATGAGGCAACTCCTGCAATTAGTAGATTTTTTGACCCATATTCAGTAAGTGGCCAAGGAACATTAAACTTAATTGATGAATTTGGATTTGGTTCATTCTCACCAGCAGCACAATTTATCTTAATGCCAATTTATGAGGATATGTTAAGAATTCAAGCAATTGAATTCAATGACCAATTCAGAAAATCGGCACATACATTTAATATAGTAAATAATAAATTACAAATATTCCCAATCCCAACTACAAACTATAAATTATGGTTTGATTATTATGTTGATGCGGAATTTAGTAATAATTCTACAATTGTTAAAGGTAATGTTGTATCTGATTATTCAAATATTCAATATGATTTTGCTACCTACTCACAAATCAATGATGTGGGTAAACAATGGATTAGAAAATATACTCTTGCATTGGCAAAAGAAATGTTGGGTGCAATTAGAGAAAAATATAATCAAATTCCAATACCTGGTTCTGAAGTTTCTTTAGATGGTGCAGCTTTAAGAGCAGAAGCACAAACTGAAAAGGAAGGATTGATTACTCAATTAAGAGAAAATTTAGAAGAAGTGAGTAGAAAGACTAGAATGGCTAATGAAGCTGAAATAGTTGACCAACAACAAAAAATAATTGGTAAAGTACCACTTGCAATATACATCGGATAAAAAAAATATAAAGTATGCCTAAATTTTTTAATGCAAATGATTTGGATTTTATCAAAACAATAGCTGAAGAAGTTGTTGATTATGTGGTAGAACAAGCTATTACTCTATTCAAAGTATCGGTTGGTGAAACTAAAACCAATTTGTATGGAGAATCATTGGGTAAAATCTATCATGCACCTGCAAATTTAATGGCAATTATAGATAGAAATCCACAAACTATTCAATATGAAGGATTTGGACCCGATAGATTACAATCAGTTGAATTTAGATTTAATAGAATGAGATTAAGAACTGAAACATTACCGCGTTTAAGAGATGTGAATGGTGTATTAGTTCCTGCAGATGCAATTCAAAACACATATTTTGGATATCCTGAAATTGGTGATATTATTTATTTTGATGAAGCCTATTATGAAGTTGATAATATTGAATCTACAAGATTAATTGGAGGACAACCTAAAATATATAATCAAACATCTGGTGAATTTGAAGATGCAAGAATGTTTTTAACTGCAACCTGTCATATGGTAAGACGTTCACAAGTACAAATAGAGGATAGAGTAAGATAATGAGTATAGACCCACTAAAAAGAAATCTTAATAGAGGAGAACAACTTAAAACCGAACCTCAAAATCATAAAGGTATAAAGTTGTACGATGTTGATTTAGCAATTGCTGAACACATGATAGATGTTGTTGTCCCAACCGTAGAAGTTTTCAATGAAAAAATTAAAGTACCAGTTGTTTACGGAAATCCAGAAAGATGGATGTCAGTACAAAAACACGGATATTTAAGAGATAAACAGGGACAAATTCAAATTCCACTTATAATGTTTAAACGAAATTCGATTGCAAGAGATGAATCAATACCATCTACTATGAATCGTAATTTAATTTATCCAACAGTTTCAAAATATTCTAAAAAACATAAATACGATTTGTTTTCTCAAATGACGGGAGCAAAAAGACCGGTGGAACAATACAATATTACAATGCCGGATTATGTTAGCATTTCTTATGAAGTAATGATATGGACGGATTACACCGAACATATGAATAAAATCATAGAAGCATTTCAATATGCAACCGATGAATATTGGGGAGATAAAAGTGGATTTAAATTTAGAGTAAAAATTGATTCATTTGATAATACAACTGAAGTTGGTGAAGGTTCACAGCGAATAGTAAGAACATCATTCACTATGGTGGTAAATGCGTATTTATTACCAGAAAAATTTGATAATGAATCTACTACTAAAAAATCATTTTCACCAAAAAAAGTAGTTTGGGGAATTGAAACCGATTTAACGGTTGGTAATAGTAATCAAAGTTCTGCTAATCAAAAATTATATAGTGAATATTCTGAAATTATAGATTTCATGTCTATCAGAGGGTCACAACAAGCAACATTTGTAGATGATGATACCGTTAAATTGCAAAATGTAGAATTACCAAAACTTCCACCTGAATTAAGAGGTACATTTAATGTAGATGATTGGTTTAGAGTTTATATGAATGGAGTGTATATTCCACCTGCAAAATATTCATATACAAGTTCATATGATACAAATGAAATATATTTTAATTTCAATACAGGTTCATTATCAGAAGGTGGAGTTTATCCAACGAATTTAATGACAAGTGCTACTGAATTGGGATATATTGTGGAGGTTACCGATGAAATTGGTGTAACTGGTAAATTTATTGAATTATGATAAAAGAATTAAATAAAATATTATTACAAGTTCACGAACCAAATGAATATAAATTGATTCCACATAATATGAATCATCCGTTATATTGGATTTGGAAAATCGAAAACGCAAGAATGAAAAATTTAAATTTAAATTTAAGACCATTTCGTAAGGAACACTCGCGTTTTGATATATTTATAAATGGACAATTTATTTTGGAAAAGGATTATATTGCATCTCAAGTTGATAAGGATTTTCATATAAAATTCATAAAAAATAATTTTGTGGGTGCATATGACCTATCCGAAAATGATGATATTAAATTAGAGGGAGATATTGAGTTAGTATAATGAAAACTGCACCAAAAATAATAGTTCCCTTTGATGATAAACAAAGATTTAAAGATTTAGTGTTAAATGTAATCGAAGATTCTTGGATTTACACTGTAGCACCAAATTCTATCAGTTTAGATGGAGTTTTGTTTACCTTAACTTTATCAAACAAAAAATTTGTATTCGAAGATATTAAAGTAGATGGGTTATCAGATTATATTGATGTTTATCTACAAGGAATCAAAAAAGCTTCTAATACATATGAGGTTATTGATAATGGAAACGATATTATAATTTCTTTTAATCAAACAATCACTTTAAGACCACAAGATATTGTGAAAGAAGATTTTTTGATAAAAGGTAAAATAGTAAATAGATAAGGAATAACGAATGGCAACATTAATTCAGAGTAAACAAATTGAAGGTATAGTAACCGCCTCGGTAGTTGAAGGTTCATTTACCGTATCCGGTTCGATTCTCGGAACGAATATTACCGCATCTTCAATTTCATCATCAGGTCCAATTTATGGTGTTAGATATAATGATATACAAGGTACTCCCAATTTTATTGGTGGTAGTGGTATATTAATTACACACACTGGAAATAATATTACAATCACAAACACCGGAGGTGGGGGTGGTGTATCTGGTTCTGCAGAATTAATCACATCAGTTGCCCTTTTAAATCAATATACTGGTTCTAATGATATAATCATATTAGGATTAGAACAATTTACAGCATCTATACAATCAGAACTTAATTCTTTAGAAACAAGAGTATCTGCATTAGAATCACAAACTGATAATACTGGTTCTGATTCACAAACACTTTCTATTGTTGGTGACCAATTAACAATTAGTGGTGGAAATACTATAACAATTCCAAGTGGTGGAGGTGGAACATCTGATTTTACCGAATTAACAAATGTACCAAGTGGATTAGTATCTTCATCTGACCAAATATTAGGTGGAACTGGTATTTTATCAGGTTCTCATACCGATATCTCTTCATTAAATGATTTTACATCATCTACTGATAGTAGATTATCAAATTTAGATACTTTTACCGAATCAATTGATTCAAGAGTAACTGCTTTAGAAAACAAAACTGATAATACCGGTTCTGATTCACAAATTTTATCAATAAATGGTAATGAAATCACTATTAGTGGTGGAAATACCATCACAATTCCAACTGGGTCTGAATTACCAATTGGAATTATATCATCATCTCAACAAATTAGTGATTTAGGATTCATTTCTTCATCACATACCGATATATCTGCATTAAATCAATTTACTGAATCATTCAACGCATTCAGTGCATCGGTTCATGCTGAAATATTGGCTGGAACAAACGAACAAGACCTTTCTAATTTAGTAACAAATGTTACATTAGGAATTTTAAGTGGTAGTGTTGATGGTAGATTAGATTCATTAGAGTCTCAAACAGGTTCTTATGAAACAACTGGCAGAGGAATTTTAAGTGGTAGTATTTCATATACATCATTATCAGATATTCCAACCGGATTAGTATCATCATCCGACCAAATATTAGGTGGAACTGGTATTTTATCAGGTTCTCATACCGATATCTCTTCATTAAATGAGTTTACATCATCTATTGATGTAAGAATATCATCATTAGAAGCATTTACTTCGGCTTTAGATTCAACATATGTAACTGAAACCGAATTATCAGCATTTTCATCATCAATTGATGATAGATTATCATCGTTAGAAACTAAAACTGATAATACTGGTTCGGATTCTCAAATATTAAGTATTGATGGTAATCAAATTACTATTAGTGGTGGAAATACAATTACAATTCCAACTGGTAATGGAAACACATCAACAAATATTTCAGATACACCACCTACATCACCAACTGAAGGAGATTTGTGGTGGAATTCTACTGATGGTGGATTATATATTTATTATGATGGATATTGGGTAATAGCAATTGATTATTTATCCGCAGTATCACAATCGTTACTATCAGATGGATTAATTTCCGGTTCTGACCAATTAACATCTTCATTAGATAGTAGATATGCATTAAGTGGTTCTATTACAAATACATCTACTGATTTTGATGGTGATAGAATTATATCAAATACATTATTAGGTGATTTATACACTAACGCATTTAATGCAGGAACGACTGGTTCAGTTGTTGATTTTTTAAATGCAGTATTTTTCCCATCATCTGCACCAATAGCAGAATTTACTGACCAAACTAGTAAATTTAATACAAATTTAGCAACTAACACTACAAATTTAGTTTCGGTTTCATTAACTGATACCGTAGATAATTCACCATATAATTTAGTGTTAAGTGGTACTAACGCATCATCATTTACGGCAGTTCCAACTAATGCTCAATCATCTTCATGGGAAATTAGAGCAAATAGTAATTTATCTGCAGGTACATATTTATATGATGTAGTTGTTAGTGATTCAACAAACGCAGAAAGAACATATAGTGGTAGAAGTATTACGATTGCTCAAGCTGATAATGGAACTCTTACACCAAATGGTACATTTTATATCATAGAATCTGCAACTTCTGGTGTAATAACTTTAACTACAAGTGGAGTACCTGGTTCAACCGCAGGAGTTTCAGTATCATACACACCAAATTATGGTACACAAGTTGCAACTAATTTTAATTCGTCAAATCCATTAATTTCTGTAAATTCAACAAATGGACAATTGAGTGTTGGTTCTCCAATTAGTGGAAGTGGTAATTTATTTGGTTCTATTATTTCATCAAGTATATCTTGGAATGACCAATATGGAAATTCAGATAGTTCATCTATTTTGATAAATGTAACTAAAAATAATGCACCAACAATAAGTTCAACTTTAAATACAAATACAAATACGAATCAAGCAACAAGTTCTGCACAAATCGTTAGATTAACTGTATTGGATGCTGAAAATGATTCTATACCAAATAATAGATTGAGTTGGTTAAATTATAATTCAACTTATTTTAGTGCATCCATTGCTACTCCATATTTGTATTTAAATGCAAAAAATACAAATATTCCAGCTGGAACATATCCATACACTGCATCATTACAAGATACTCATGGATTTAGAACAAATACAATAAGTGGTTCGGTAACGATTTCTCAAGCAGGAATTGGTACATTAAGTGGAGATACTACTTCATATATAATTGAATCTGCGGTAAGTGGTTCATCGTTTAGAGATGCAACTGGATATAATGGTGGTAACCCATCACAATTGACAGTTTCATATTCACCAAATTATGGTTCACAAACGGTACAATCATTTACATCATCAAATCCTGCAATGGTAATTAATAACACTGGTTATTTAACATTAGGAATTAATTTGAGTGGTTCGGTAACGCAAAGTGGTGCTATAATTTCATCTAATATAACCTATACTGACCAATATGGAAATGTAGGTAGTGGGTCTATATCGGCAAATGTATTTGCAAATAATGCACCACAATTAACATTTGTTTCTGCATCATCTTATAATGATGGAAATGCAATAAGTGGTTCTACGGCTGGTACATTAACGATTACAGATACTGAATCAAATTCACCATTCCAAATTACATTGGGTGGTATTAGTGGCAGTATATTTATAGTGAGTGGAAGTAGTTCTCCATATTCAATAAAACCAACTGGTTCATTATCAACAGGTACATATCCAATTAATATTACTGCAGTTGATAATTATGGAAAATCAACAACTTTGACAAATAAAAATATTATTGTGGATTCAAATTCTTCGTATGGTAAAGTTTATATTTACACATCTACTAGAACAGGGGGTGGAACTTTAAACGCAGGAAATTATTTAGCAATACAAGGTGCATCTACAACAAATAGTGATGTTCCACCATTAGTAACATCATATACTGCTGATACAACATCTCCATTCTATCTTTTGAAAGGTGGAAGTATTGGAAACTCGTCAATCACAGTTGGTGGTGGTACAATGACATTAAGAAACACAATTAGTGGTTCAAATTTAACTACGATTGTATCACAATCATTTGATGGAAGCAATAGTACCGAAACATTTATGATTTTATTTCCAAGTGGAAGTGATATGACCGGAATTCCAAAAAGTATGACAGATACATTAGGTGGTTCAACATCTGGCGAATATGTAATGTATGCAAAAACAGCAGGTGAATCATCATATAATGTTGTTGCATCAACAATTCATTCATTACAATTAGATAACGCACATGAAGGATATACAAAATGGAATGTAATAGGTAGAACGGGAACACATGCTACAACTGCTTATGAAATTAAACTTGTACCATCTAGTGGTTCTGCACCATAAAAATATATTTATATTATAGAATTATTTTATAGAACGGAGATATAATAAATGCCATCATTCAGTAGTAAAGTAGAACTAACCTCAGCCGCATCGGCATCCGGTATTGCTCTAGCAGATATAGAGTTAATAAAAGGTGCCTTTTATACGGTACTGTTATATACTGATTTATCAAATATTCCAATATCAAGAATATCGAACAAACAAATCGTATGGGTAGAAGATGCGGGTATGTGTTATCAAGCTACGGTTGTACAACCTAATTTCGTAACATCATTTGAACCATCGGTAGCATGGACTGAATTTACAGGATTTGGTGGTGGTGCAGGTGGTGGTGCAGGTGATATTACTGCAGTTATTGCAGGTAGTGGTTTAACAGGCGGTTCTTTTAGTGGAACTGCAACTCTTAATATTGGAGCAGGTAATGGTATAACCGTTTCTGCTGATGCGGTATCATTGAACACTGGTTCATTACACTTTCAGGAAGGAGTAGAGTATTACATTTCTTCCGGTTCATACATAATCGATTCAGGTAAAATATAATAAAAACTTTTTGTATTATATTTATAATGGAAACAACACTATATAGTGTTTATTATTAGGCAAATGTCCTGTCAAAAAACAATTAAGGTTTTCGGAGTAACAAACTAAAAAACAAAGGGAAAAAAAGTCAAAATGGCACAAATTATTAAACACAGACGCGGTTCGTTAGAATCCATTTCTAGTGCTACCAAACGTGCTGGTGAATTGTTGGTTGTTACGGGTTCAGCAGGAATCACTGCCGATAATGGAGGTTCTCTATTATTCGTTGGTATAGATGGTTCTACTGCAACTGCGGCTAACAAAGTATTACAAGGTTCATCAGTTCCAAACTTAACGGGAGCAAACTACGATACATCAATCGATGGTATTCCATTTTATGATACTAACGCACAAAAATTATATATCTTAAACAAAGCCGGAAATGTTGAAGTTAAAGCAACTGCAAACACCGGTGGTACAGGAATCGTTTCAGGTTCTGCACAAGTAAAGGAATTATTACCTGCAGGAACTGTTTCAGGTTCTTCTCAAGTTGTTGGAATTTTAGATTCATTAAATTCATTCTCAGCTTCTCAAGAAGGAAAAGATGCTACTTTAGCTTCGTACACTTCTTCAGTTGATAGCACTTTATCAAATATTAGTGATGCACAAGATGTACAAGATGGTAGATTATCTGCTTTAGAATCATTCACTGCTTCATTAGATGCAGGATATGTAACTCAAGCTGAATTAGCTTCTGCTACTGGTGCTTTAGAATCTGCTGATATTACTTTACAAAATAACATTGATTCATTAGATACAACCGTAAGTAATAACTACAATACATTAGATACTGCTATTTCTAACGAAGTAACAAGAGCACAAAACGCAGAATCTGGATTAAGTAGTGATATTTCTAATTTATCAACTACCGTAAATAATAACTACTCTTCTTTATCATCTGATATTTCAGCTGAACAAACGAGAGCACAAAACGCAGAATCTGGATTATCTTCTGATATTTCTGATTTAACAACTACCGTAAATAACAACTACTCTGAATTATCAGGTGATGTTACTGAATTATTCGCATCTGCTTCTAATCACGAAGGTAGAATTGATACATTAGAAGCTGCAGTTGGTGCTGGTTCTAATATCGATGGTAGATTAAATGCTTTAGAATCATTCTCTGGTTCTCAAGAATTAAAAGATGCTACATTAGCAACTTATACTGCTTCAGTTGATGCAGATTTAACAGAATTATATGCATCTGCTTCTAACCACGAAGGTAGAGTTGATTCATTAGAAGCAACTGGTTCTGACCACGAAGGTAGAATTTCTGATTTAGAAACATTTGAAGGTATTGTTAATAATGCAATTTCAATTGATGGAACTGCAGTAACTATCGCAGGTGATTTCTTCGTACAAGGAACACAAACTATTGTTGATTCACAAACTGTTCAAATCGGTGATAATATTATCGAATTAAATGGTAGTGGTGCAGCAAATGGTGGATTATGGGTTAAAGATGCTACAAATCCTAACACAGAAACAGGTTCAATCGTTTGGGATTCTACAAATGATTACTGGAAAGCTGGTGTTAAAGGTGCAGAATCTAAAGTATTAGTTGCAGGTGGTGATAATGTAGTTTCTTCTTCTGCTCAAATTAATTTAGCAGATGTAACTGGTAATAATACTGATAATGTAACTGAAGGTTCTAACCTTTACTATACTGATGCAAGAGTTAAGACTAAATTAAACGCTGAAGGTGTAATCTCTGGTTCATCTCAAGTAACAATTTCTTCTACAACTGGATATACTTCATTTAGTTCTTCATTAGCAGCAAACGATGTAGAATTATTCGCATCTGCTTCTAATCACGAAGGTAGAATTGACACAATCGAAGCAGCAATCGGTAACGGTTCTAACATCGATACTCGTTTAACATCATTAGAATCAGTAACTGGTTCTTATGCAACAACTGGTTCTAATACATTTGCTGGTAACCAAAATTTAGGTTCAAATAACTTAACTTTAGATGGTGGTGCAGTTCAAAATGATGGTGCCGGTGTTGAATTATATTCAGATGAATTCGCACAATTAACTTATAATAACTACTCTTATGTATGGGTAGATAATGGTGGTGTTCATTTTGAAGTAGATGGTACAACATTACAATTTGATTACGATGGTGGTTTACAATTGCCTTCATACACTTTACCAAACGCAGCGGGTGATGTAAATCAAGCGTTATTAAACGATGGTAATGGTAATTTAAGTTGGACATATGTTCAAACAGCAGCTGCACAATCTGATTTCAGTTCTTCAGTAGCTTCTACATTTGCATCTGTTGATTCTGCACAAACTGCACAAGATGGTAGATTATCTGCTTTAGAATCATTCACTGCTTCATTAGATGCAGGATATGTAACTCAAGCTGAATTAGCTTCTGCTACTGGTGCTTTAGAAACAACTATCAACAACTTAACAACTGATGATATTGCTGAAGGTGATAATCTTTATTTCACAGACGCAAGAGTTAAATCTAAATTAGATGCTGAAGGTGTAATCTCTGGTTCATCTCAAGTTCAATATGCTAACATTTCAGGTATTTCAGCTGGTATCGTTTCGGGTTCATCTCAATTAAACGATACAACAATTGATTACTTAAACTTAACAAATGTAACTGCAGATGGTACTTTCACAGGTACATTCTCTGGTGATGGTTCAGGATTAACTGGATTAGTAACTGAATTAGGTTTAGCAGGTGATATTGGAACAGGTGCTGTTGATTTATTATCTCAAACATTATCAGTTGAAGGTGGTGAAGGTATTGATGTATCAGTTTCTGGTACTACAATCACTATCGCAGGTGAAGATGCTTCTACATCTAACAAAGGTGTTGCATCATTCTCTGATACAAACTTCGCAGTAACTTCTGGTAATGTTGCAATTAAATCAGGTGGTGTTAAAGCTTCTACTTTAAACTCTGATGTTGCAGGTACTGGTCTTTCATTAAACGGTGTTGATAATTCATTAGAAGTTGATTTCGGTTCTACAGCTGGAACTGCAGTTGAAGGTAATACTTCATTGACAGTACAAGGAACTGCAAACGAAATCGAAATCTCGGGTGGTTCAATCACTTTAGGTGCTGGTGGTACCGTTACTATCGGTTTACCGGATGATGTAACAATCTCTAACGATTTAGTAATTGGAAACAATGCTGAAGTTGGTGGTGATTTAACTATCGTTGGTAACTTATTCGTACAAGGTACAACTACTACGGTTGATTCAACAACCGTTCAATTAGGTGATAACATCATCGAATTAAATGGTACGGGAGCTGCAAATGGTGGTTTATTAGTTAAAGACCCAACAGCACCAAACACTGCTTCAGGTTCATTATTGTGGGATTCTACAAATGACTTCTGGAAAGGTGGAGCATTAGGTTCAGAAAAAGAATTCGCAAGAATTGATTCTTCACTTTCTGCTGGTACTGTTCTTAAAGCTGACGCGAATGGTTTATTAGTAGATACCAACATTACTGATGATGGTACTGATGTAACAATCGCTAACGATTTAATTATCGGTGGATTATCTGCAAACGCATTCTTATTTACCGATGGTAATAAGATGTTATCTGCAGTTGTTCCTTCTAACGCAGGTGATATGATTCAATGGAATGGTTCTTCATTCGTTGCTTCTAACACAGTTGACGGTGGAACATTCTAATATAAAAAAATAATTAATTTTTAATCCCTCACCCAAAAGGTGGGGGATTTTTTTTATACTTTTATTTTTTCTATACTTATATAAGTGAAGTTATATCCATTTCTCTCTAAATTATTGAGAGGAATCATATTTATACTAAAAAATAATGGAAATCTAAATAGATGGCTGCAATATTACAATTAAGAAGAGGAACATCCACACCAACTTTAGTTCAATCTGAACTATTTTTCAACACAACAAGTAATACTTTAGTTGTAGGTGATGGTTCATCCAACCATACCCTTGTTAAAATTGGTTCAAACACTGGTAATATCAATTTAACAGGTAATTTGGTTGTAGGAGGAATTTCGGGTTCTTCATTAAACATTACAGGTGATACCAAAATTGATGGTAACCTTACATTAGGTGGAAGTTTAATTAAATTAGGTGATGAAGGTACTGATGAAATTCAATTTGTTGGAACTTTAAGTGGTTCGTTGTTACCTGATACCGGTAGTACATATGATATTGGTAGTCAAACCAATCCATATAGAAATGTTTATGCAGATAATCTTTCAATTAGTTTAGTAAATGGAACTGAAATAGATTCATTTATTTCAGCTACAAATACATTTACATCTTCACAACAAGGTAAAGATTTAACTCTTGCAAGTTATACCGGTTCAATCAATAATAAATTTAATGAAATAGCATTAGTTACTACATCATTTGATAGCAGAATTACTCAATTAGAAACTGATACTGGCTCTCAAGATGGTAGATTGGATAATTTAGAATTATTCTCGTCTTCACAAGAATCAAAAGATTTAACTCTTGCAACATATACATCTTCTATTGATGATAAATTCTCAACATTAGAAACTTATACATCTTCAGTTGATATTAAATTTGGTATTATTGAATCATTTACATCTTCACAAGAAGGTAAGGATTCAACACTTGCAATTTATACTGCTTCAATTGATGATAAATTTTCAACATTAGAAACTTATACATCTTCAGTTGATGGTAGATTGAATAATATAGAAAATACTACTCAATCATTTGAAGGTAGATTGGATAGTATAGAATTATTTACATCTTCACAAGAAAGTAAAAATTCAACATTAGGAACTTATACATCTTCTATTGATGATAAATTCTCAACATTAGGAACTTATACATCTTCTATTGATGATAAATTCTCGACATTAGAAACCTACACTGCATCAATAGATGGTAAGTTTGATGAAGTAAGTGCATCTACTGCTTCATTAAATGAGTTTACATCTTCACAAGAAAGTAAAAATTCAACATTAGGAACATATACAAGTTCTATTGATGATAAATTTGATACTTTAGGAATTTATACCGCATCAGTAAGTGATGCAATCGGTCATATACATTCATATACTGCTTCATTAAAAGATGCACTTGATGTAACTGATGGTAATACTACAATTAAAGGAAATTTAACAGTAGTTGGTACAACAACTGCAGTACAATCATCAACTTTAAATGTTGCTGATAAAAACATTACGATTGCAAGTGGTTCAACATCATCTGCAACTTCTGATGGTGCAGGTATTACAATTGAAGGTGCTAATGCAACTATGGTATGGAATGATGCCAATAGTTCAATGGTATTTAACCAAAAAGTATCATCTTCAGTAGGATTTAAAGGAGATGGTTCGGAATTAACTGATGTTTATGCAGTAGGAGTTGATTTTAATAATATAGATAATAAACCAACATTAGTTTCAGGTTCAGACCAAGTAACAGGTTCATTAGATTATAGATATTTACAAATCGATGGTGATGATGTAGTTTCTGGTTCATCTCAAATTGATTTGACACAAACTACAAATTATGTAAGTGGTATTAAAGATAGATTAGATGCAGAAGGTGTAATTAGTGGTTCAACTCAAATTACAAATGGTAGTGGATTATTATCATCTTCATATACTACATTTGCAGATTACACTGCATCAGTAAATGGTCATATAAATAGTATTGAATTCTTCACAGGTTCGCAAGAGATAAAAAATTCAACACTTGCAACATATACATCTTCAATTGATGGTAAATTTACAACATTAGGAACTTATACCGGTTCGGTTAATAGTAAGTTCTCAACATTAGAAACATATACACAATCAGTTGATTCAGATTTGAGTATTTTACACTCATATACACAATCAAATGATTTAGATATAACAGAATTATTTGCAACTGCATCTCAATATGAATCATTCAGTTCTTCAATCGATTCTACGATTAAGAATAAAATGAATACTGAAGGTGTAGTATCATCATCATTAGATTCAACCACAATTGATTTTACAATTACAAATGGTGTAATAACTGGTGATGTAATTGGTGGAATTGTTAGTGGGTCATCTCAATTAACACAATCTTTAAATGGAATATACGAACAAAGTGGTTCGGTTGCACAATTAGTAGGTGAAAACGGTGGATTGGGTTCATTAGGAACTGCAGCATGGTATAATGTATCATCTTCTATATCAGATGGTAACCCAGAGGTATTGGGTAATGCTGGTGCAGTTAAAGATTATATTGATGAACAATTATTAATAATTGGTGCAGGGGATATTACAGCAGTTATAGCAGGTGATGGTATGAGTGGCGGTGCTAATTCAGGTCCCGCAACTTTAACACTTAACACAGGTTCAACTCATTTTATTGATGGGGTTGAAAAGTTAATAGGTAATGGTGATGGTTTAGTTTCATCTTCATTACAAGTTGTAGGTATATTAAATTCATTAAATTCATTTACACAATCATATTTTACATCTGATTCTGCTTCGTTTGATAGTAGATTGGATTATTTAGAGGCTTATAGTAGCTCTCTATTAGTTCCATCTTCATCAATGTCATTTAGAACATTACAAACTGATTTACATGTAAAAAATACATCTGGTGCACAAATTAATAAAGGTACTGTTGTGAGAATAAGCGGAAATACAGGAGATAATCCTTTGATTTCTACCGCAAGTTGTGATTCTGAAAATCTATCTGCAAATACATTAGGTATAACAAATGAAGATATACCAAATGATGCGTGGGGATATGTAATTACTGAAGGTATATTAACAGGTATTAATACAACTGGTATGCCTTCCACTTCATTATTATTTTTAGGATTAAACGGTACATTTACAACAACACCACCTACTGCACCAAATCATAATGTACGATTAGGTCAAGTTTTAAGAGAACAATCAAACAATGGTTCAATACAAGTAAGAATCGATAATGGATACGAACTGGGTGAATTACATAATATAATCGATTCATCTACTAATTCATCTTATGGTGATATTTTAATGAAAAATGGAAATGTTTGGGTTAATAACACATCATTCTCATCTTCAGTTGATAGTAGATTGGGTACATTGGAAGGAACACCGATTGAAAATCCATTAACATTTACCGATACAACTACGATTAATTTTACAAGAACAACCGATACTATTACAGCTGATGTAATTGGTGGAATTGTTAGTGGTTCACAACAGGTAATAAATTTATTACCATCCGGTGTAATTAGTGGTTCTATTCAAATTTTAGGTGGAAGTGGAGTATGGAGTGGTTCTGCACAATTACCATCTGGAGTAGTTAGTGGTAGTTCACAAGTAGTTGGAATTTTGAATTCATTAAATTCATATACACAATCTAATGATACTACAAATACAACTCAAAATAATAGATTAAGTTCAATCGAAGCAATAACTGCATCATTGAATTCAACATATGAAGAAAAAGCAAGTGGTACACATACATTAGTTTCTGGTTCATCTCAATTAACATCATCATATGATAATAGATATGTTACATTAGTAGGAGACCAAACAATCGGTGGAACAAAAACATTTAATAATATCGTTGTTAATGGTACTGGTTCATTCTCACACATTGAATCGGTTACTTCACAGGCAGTAATTGTTGGTAATTCATATGTTGTTGTAAATAATAGTACACCAACACAAAGATACGCAGGTATTTCAGTATATGATTCGGGTTCAGCAACCCCAACAACTGCTTCATTCTTTTTTGATGGTGAAACAAATAGTTGGAATTATGAATATACATCATCTGAAGGTTTAGATTTCGCAACTGCCTTATTTGGTCCAGAATATTCTACAAAAGGTTCACCAACATATCCAACTAATAATAAAATACAAAAGGGTACTGGTACACATCATCTTGCTGATACAAATATTACTGATACCGGTACTTTAATTACATTAGGGTCTGATACTACAATTAGTGGTACAATTCTTGCAACAGGAACACCATTAGTAAGTGGTTCATCTCAAATTAATTTGACACAAACTACTAACTATGTAAGTGGTATTAAAGATAGATTAAACGCCGAGGGTGTAGTTAGCGGTTCGATTCAAATTACAAAAACATTACAAAATGTTACTGATGCAGGTGCAACTACTACAAATGCAATAACAATATCAAACTCAACTGCATCTACCACATCTACAACCGGAGCATTAATTGTAACAGGTGGTATTGGTGTTGGTGGAAGTGTAAATGTTGCAGGTGATGTTGTAGCTTATTCATCATCTGATAGAAGATTAAAAGATAATATTCAACCAATTCAAAATCCTTTAGAAAAAATTAATAAAATTGGTGGTTACAGTTTTGACTGGAATGCTGATAAACAGAATATTTATAAAGGTAAAGATTATGGAGTGATTGCACAAGAAATTGAACAAATCCTACCAGAATTAGTAGAAAACAGAGAAAACGGCTACAAAGCAGTCAAATACGATAGATTAATATCACTTTTAATCGAAGGTATTAAAGATTTATCAAATCAGGTTAACGAATTAAACGAAAAAATTAACAACAAGGAATAAAACTATGGCCCAAATAATCAGACTAAAAAGGTCTACAAGTTCTGGAACTAAACCAGCAGCTAACGATTTACAAACCGGTGAAATTGCAATCAACGTCTATGATGGTAAAGCGTTCACTCGTAAAAGTGGTAGTGTTGATGAAGTAGTTGAATTTGTAACCACCAATACTGAAACTGCAGTTGCAGGTAACTTAAATCTTAGCGGTTCAGTAACTGCATCTTATTTTGTAGGTGATGGTAGTAGATTAGAAAATATCACAGTTGCACAAGCAGCTACAGTTCAACGCTCATTTACACATCAATCAACTTGGGTTGTAAATCACAATTTAGATACTCCAAACGCAATTGCACAAGTATTCGATTCAGAAGGATATCAAGTTATTCCACAAACTTTAAGACATACAAACAATAACACAGTAACAATTACATTCAGTGCACCTGAAAGTGGATATGTTGTAGTTGCTAAAGGTGGTCATGTTGTTAGTGGTTCAATTGATGCTGCTAATATTGATGGTTTAACTGGTGCTATTACTGACCAAGTTAATGCAATTGGTGCTTATAGTAGTTCTGCACAAATAGAATTAAGTGGTGATGTAACCGGAACTGCAGCAGGAACTATAATTTCACAAATAGATGGTGGTTCAATTTAAAAAAATATATTTATTAGAATAAAAGAGGATATAAAACAATGATATTACACAGTCCAATAATTTCAGGTTCATTAACATTCGCAGATGGTGGTACATTTACCCTACCAGATAACGGTGTTTATAGTGGTTCATTTAGTGGTTCAGTAGCCGGTATAGGTGACCCAACTGCATTTTCTGCATCATTAGATAGTAGATTAGATTATTTAGAAACTGATACAGGTTCTCAAGATAATAGAATTGATGTGTTAGAAGCATTTAGTGGTTCTATCAACACTACTATTAAAACTAAATTGAATCAAGAGGCTGTTGTATCTGGTTCATCTCAAGTATCTTACGCAAATTTATCAAATATTCCTGCAGGAATTGTTAGTGGTTCTGAACAAGTAACAATTTCTTCTACAACTGGATATTCTGCATTTAGTTCTTCTTTAGATAGTAGAATTTCTACTGAAAAAGGAAGAGTTGATGCTATTTTATCAGCAGCAGATGCAGATAAAGATTCATTTGCTGAAATTGTAACATTAATTAATTCAGTTGATACAACTAATGATAACGCATTTGCATCGTTCTATACTGCAAGTAATGCAACAAATGATGCTCAATCTGCTAGATTAACTTCTTTAGAATCTGCAACTGGTTCATATGAAACAATTGGTAGAGGTATTGTTAGTGGTTCATCTCAAGTAACAATTTCTTCTACAACTGGATATACATCATTTAGTTCTTCTTTAGATAGTAGAATTTCTACTGAAAAAGGAAGAGTTGATGCTATTTTATCAGCTTCTACTGCAGATGCTGACACTTTTGCTGAAATTGTAACATTAATTAATTCAGTTGATACTACAAATGATTCGGCATTCGCATCATTCTACACATCTTCAAATGCTACAAATTCAGCACAAGATGCTAGATTATCTGCTTTAGAAACAAAGACAGGTTCATTAGATTCTGCAAACACTGCTCAGAACTCAAGATTAACTTCTTTAGAATCTGCAACTGGTTCATATGAAACAATTGGTAGAGGTATTGTTAGTGGTTCATCTCAAGTAACATATAGTGGTTTATCATCAATACCTGCTGGTATAGTAAGTGGTTCATCTCAAGTAACTACATTATTACCGACAGGAACTATTTCTGGTTCATCTCAAGTTGTATTAAGTTCAACTACTGGATTTGGTAATATTGCTACAACATACGAACCAATCGCAAGTGGTACTCATACATTAGTATCGGGTTCTTCACAAATCAATTTGGCAAGTGTAACCGGTAATAGTACATCAAATGTAACTGAAGGTTCTAACCTTTATTATACTGATGCAAGAGTTAAGACTAAATTAACTGCAGAAGGTGTAATTAGTGGTTCAGTACAAGTATTGGGTGGAACTGGAATTGTTTCAGGTTCATCTCAAATTACTTACGCTTCAATTTCATCAATTCCAGCGGGCATAGTTAGTGGTTCTGCACAAGTTACTCCATTATTACCAACGGGAGTAGTTAGTGGTTCAGTACAAGTATTAGGTGGTACTGGAATCGTTTCTGGTTCATCTCAAGTAACTTTGGCATCTACAACAGGATTTGGTACATATATCAATCAGGCATTATTAACAACATCAGATGTAACACATAACAATGTAACGGTTTCTGGTAATTTAATTGTTAATGGTACTACAACGACTGTAAATTCAACAACTGTTCAATTAGGTGATAACATCATCGAATTAAATGGTAGTGGAGCAGCAAATGGTGGTTTATTAGTAAAAGATGCAACTGCACCAAATACTACTTCAGGTTCATTATTGTGGGATTCTACAAATGATTACTGGAAAGCAGGAGCAGCAGGTTCAGAATTACCATTAGTAACTACATCTGGTACTCAAACTCTTACAAATAAAACAATCGATGGTTCTCAATTAGTAAATGCATCAGTTGCAAACGCTAAATTGGCTAACTCAACAATTTCAGGTATTGCTTTAGGTTCTAACTTAGCAACTTTAACAATCGGTACTGGTTTGAGTGGAACATCATATAATGGTAGTGGTGCGGTAACAATCGCAAACACCGGTGTAACTTCTGCAGTAGCAGGAACAGGTGTTAGTGTGAGTGGAGCAACAGGTGCGGTAACAATATCAATCGGACAAGCAGTTGCTACTTCATCAAATGTTCAATTTAATTCATTAGGAATTGGAATGGCAGCATCGGCAGTTGCTGGTGAGATTAAGGCATCTGCGGATATCATCGCTTACGCATCTTCTGATGAAAGATTAAAAGAAAACATCAAACCAATCGAAAATGCGTTAGATAAAATTTCTAAAATTAGCGGTAACACATTTGATTGGAAATCAGGATACGAAGAAATTCACTCTCATGAAGGAAACGATGTTGGTTTAATCGCACAAGAAATCGAAGCAGTATTACCACAATTGGTAACAACTCGTGAACATGGTTTCAAAGCGGTTCAATACGATAAGTTAGTTGCATTGTTAGTTGAAGGTATCAAAGAACAGCAAAAACAAATTGACGAATTAAAGTCAAAGTTGAAATAATAAAATAAAAAATTAAGGTTAAGAACCCCCTCTATATATGGGGGGGTTTTTTTATAAACCGAGTAATTATATAATGAAACCGGTAATCCATAGATATGGCACAAGTAGTAAAACTAAAAAGAACAGCTGTTGAAGGTAAAGTTCCGTCTACTCAACATTTAGAGTTAGGGGAATTAGCAATTAATACACATGATGGTAGGATATTCTTTCAAAAAGATGATGGTACACCAACAATTCAACATATTGTCACAACAAATTCAGTTACTACTGGCTCTATCAGTCTCATCGGTGATGTAACTGCATCAAATTTACAACTTAATGGTAATGCAACCATTAATGGAAATTTAACTCTTGGTGGAAATATAACAATAGGTGATTCAACATCCGATACTATAACAATATCGGCCGATTTATCATCATCTATTATTCCAGATTTAACCGATACATTTGATTTAGGTTCTTCTTCTAAAAAATGGAATAAATTGTATGTAGTAACTGCATCTGCAGATTATTTCATAGGAGATGGTTCTCAATTAACAGGTATTAGTGCAGATGTATCTCAAGTAGCAACAATAACTGCATCATTTCAAAATCAATCATCAATTTCGGTAACACATAATTTTAATTCAAAAAATGTTATCATATCGGTATATGGTTCAAATGATTCACAAATAATACCACAATCAGTTGTTTTAACTGATAATAATACAACAACAATTGGATTATCCGGTCCACATAGTGGATATGTTGTAGTTGCTAAAGGTGGCCACATAGTTAGTGGTTCGGTAAGTGCTAATAATATTAGTGGATTAGAATCTAAAATTATTGAATTAACTTCATATAATGAAATTGTTAGTGGTAATTCTACTTATTCTATCATTCATAATTTAGATGAAGAATATCCATTAGTTCAAGCATGGAATACTACCACTAAAAGACAAGAACAACCATCTATTATTGAATCAATTTCATCAAATGAAGTATCAATATCATTTGCAGGTTCGTTTTCAGGTAAAATTATAATTAAAAAATAATATTTTAATGGTTTATGATGTTTATTACACTACTGGCGGAGGTCCGTGGGTAAATGCTGGTTCTGATACATGGGTAAATTTATGGATGGAATTGGTTGCACCTAAATTAGATGTAAAACCCATTCTTTTAATTCATAGAAACAAACCCAAAGGTCACGAAGATTACGAATTTCCGATTGAAACTTATTGGCATGGTGAAAATATTGAAAAATTTGAAGAATTGTGTAAAGGTGCACGAAGAATCAATATTTTACACGGTCATTATACTCCTATGAAGTGTATTGTAGATAATAAAGATAAAATACATTCAAATGTTTTACATAATTCAGTAGACCACATTCTAAAATCACAAGTTTTAACCGATGCATCATTAGGTTGGCACCCATATTTAAGTTCAGAGTGGGAAAAGGAAGTAAATGAATGGTCATCTAATACAATTTGGGTAGGATTGTTTGATATTTTGTTTCCAAATCAAAATATTAAAAATTTTTACGAATTTAAACATAATTCACCCCTTTCAAATTCTATAAATTTAGGATTTGCATCGAGATGTGAAGGTAGAAAGAATCCACATTATTTAGATGGATTAAAATCTTTCATTTTTACTGATTCTCATGAATTTAACGCAATATGGAAAGGTGGAGTGAAGGTAGATACTTCTAAATCAAAAATATATCACTATAAATCAGAATTTAAAGACATATTCTATAATATGGATTGGGGAATATCACATTCCGCATTTACATCCGAACCATTTGGATATGGTATATTTGAAGCAGTGGATAGAGGTAAATTACCAATAATTCACAAACTTTATATGAAAGATTTAGAATATCCATATAGAGCTTCATCTAAAAAGGAATTTGTTGATATTTATAATAGGATTTCTAGTGAATCTTACGAAACTAAACAAATTTGGTTTAATAAACTAAAAGAGTATATGATAGAAAACTTTACCAATAAAAATAAATGGGTAAACGATTTATTAAATATTTATAATACATAGGAGAAAAACAATTATGGCAGCATCATCAGGCGATACTTTATCACTTTACAATTTAGCTGGAGCAACTGGTAATTCACTTACCAATATTTCATTGGGTGCAATTAAAGGAACACCAGCAGGAGGTGATAATATTTCGTTAGGAAATGATTTTCATATCACTGCAGTTGGTTCATCAACATCTGATATTACTGGTTATTCATATGCGGTAGAAGGTACATCTGAATCTTATACGGTTAATATGCAAAACGCTGGTAGTAGATTTGCTAGTAAAATTGGTAACAGAGCAGCTAACTTCACTTGGTCAGTACCGGCAGGAACAAAAATATCGGTAGGAACTAATAGTGGTGGTAGTGCTACATTTAGTGTTGGTTCAATTACAAACGCACCAACTCAAACTGTTTTACAAGCAGTAGAAGCACATACAATTAGAGTAATATTCGCAGATGGTTTTAATGACCATGCAACAAGATATAACACAAACATCCAAAGAACGGTTTATTCAGTAGATTCGTATGATGGAAACTCTGCTGCACTTTGTTTAACAATTGATTCTCCTGTTATTTTAGCAGATGGAACAATTGTAGAGGCAGGTGATTTAAATGAAGGAGATAAATTAAAAGGATTCTCAATCGGTGGATTAGGAACTGATTCTGATGGAACATTTTTAGAATGGGCATCATCTGATTTATCAAAAACTGAAAAAGATGTAACTATCGTTAATTTAACTTATTCTTTCGCATCTCGTTATTATGATATAAATGGTGGTGAGATTACTGCAACTGCAGAACACCCTATGTTAGTAAAAGATTCAGTAGATGGTACATATCGTTTTAAGGAAATGTTTAATTTAGTAACTGGTGATAAATTAGTTAAAGGTGATGGTACTGAAGTTGAAATCACATCAATCGAAATCGTACAAAAAACAACCGAAATTGTTTCAATTGATGTTGAAGAAGAAGATACATATATGGTAAATGGATATATTACTCACAATAAAGGTGGTAATTCATTCAGTAACTTCGCAGGACCAAGTGCACCAACAGTAACTGGATATAGTTCACCAATGATTAACTGGACTGCACCTGCTAAAACTTTAACTGCAGGTATTACTGCTTATCAATATCAAATAGCATCTGATTCCGGGTTTGCAACAATTGTAAATACTGCAGATGAATGGAGTACAACCCAAGTGGAAGTAAATACTATATTATCGGCAGGTACATACTACTTTAGAGTAAGAGCAATTGAGGCAGGTTTAAAGGGAAGTTGGTCATCTACTTTAACATTTACTAGATAATATTTTTATCGTTTCCGAAAAAGTGATATATTTATATATATAACGAAATTAATTAACAAAATATATCAAAATGGTAGAACAAATTAAGTTTACGGATGAGGAAATTGCTGAAATTAACAAATTAAGAGAAGAATTTACTCAAATTTTTATTCAATTGGGACAAATTAGTTTGGATAGAAAAACTAAAATGAATGAATTGGATGTTTTGGAATCTCAATTAGTAGAATCTCATTCTAAATTAATCGAAAGAGAGGAAATTATATTCAAATCATTGAATGAAAAATATGGTGATGGTGATTATGACCCAAACACCGGTATTTTTACCCCAATTACACAAAACTAAATACAAACGAAATAAATAAAAAATAATCTTTCGAAAAAGTTATTCATATTTATATTCGTATTATTATAACAAAGAAACTTAACAGGAGTAATATAAAATGGCAGAAAAGATTGTATCACCAGGTGTATTTACAAGAGAGAATGACCTTTCTTACTTATCACAAGGTATTGGAGAAATCGGAGCAGCAGTTATTGGCCCTTTCGCTAAAGGACCTGCATTCGTACCAACCGTTGTAAACACACAATCAGAATTCGAATCTATATTCGGTGTACCTAATGGAGATTACTACACAGGATATACCGTACAAAACTATTTAAGAGAGGCCGGAGCAGTAACAATTGTAAGAGTTGGTCACGTTGGTGGTTATACTCAACAAGATGCAGTAGGTATCACTATCTATAATCCAGAAACAGAAGAAACTAAATTAGTGAGTGTTTTAAAATCAACTCACAATTGGACAACTGATGGAAATGGTGATTCTATTGAAGCAACAATAGATGCACAACCGTCAGCATCAGTATTCAATCTTTCATTAGCAGGTTCAGATTCTGCATATGATACTACAATATCTGCATCAGTTTTACATACTGCAGGTAATGATTTATCAGATGTATTTGGTGAATCACCAAGAGGTAAGAAAGGTGTTTATGCATCTCAATTCTTTGAGAACGCAGCAGTTGATTTCTTTAGTGCAGCAGATGGGTGTGAAGTTTCTGTTATTAATTTAGGTGAACAATCATTTGCAGGTCAAGATGTTACTTATGCATCTACTCCTTGGATTCAATCACAACTAATTTCTGGTGAAAGAAGTAATTTATTCCGTTTACACACATTAGGTGATGGAACATACACAAATAAAGAATTTAAAGTATCAATCTTTAATGTAAAAGCAGCAGGTGAATCAAACGCAACTGATTATGCTACATTCTCATTAGCAATTAGAGGATTTGCTGATACTGATAAGAAAAAATCAATATTAGAAACATATAACAATGTTAATTTAGACCCTGCATCTCCAAACTATATCTTAAAGGTAATTGGTGATAGAAATGTAGAAATTGATGCTAATGGTAAACAATTTGAAAATGGTGATTATGCAAATCGTTCTAAATTAGTTAGAGTTGAAGTTGCACCAGAAGGTTCATTCCCAATCATCGCAGGACCATTTGGACATGAAGCATATTTATCTCCAATTGCAGGAAATGATGAAATCACACCAGCAGTTGTATTTACAACTAATTCTGATAATAACACATCATCTTCTACATATAGATATTCTGGTATCGATTTAGAATCTTCAGTTGTTAAAATTGATAATGGCCATTTCTTAGCTCCAATTCCAAACGAAGCAGGAAATGGAACAAATACTGCATTTGCATTTGATTCTCAATTAGATTATGAACTAACTGGTTCTGATTCAACTGATGTTGCTAAAAGACAATTTGTAGTTGGTTTTCAAGGTGGATTTGATGGTGTAACACCAACGGTATCTATTGATAAAGGTACTGATATTTCTTCTGGTAACTCACAAGGATTTGATTTATCATCATCTACTGCAAGTGGTTCAGTTGCATATGTAAAAGCAATTAATTCAGTATCTAATCCTGATGATTTTGATATTAATTTAGTATCTGCACCAGGTATTGTAAGATATCACCACTCTTATGTATTTGATAAGATTATTGATATGGTAGAATCTCGTGAAGATGCATTCTTCATCGGTGATGTAGTAGGACCTGCAGAAGGACAAGACCAAGCAGTAGAGCAGGCACAAGCAGTAGATTCTAACTATGTTGGTACTTACTATCCATGGGTTAAAACAATCGATTCTAGAACAAATAAATTAACTGCAGTTCCACCATCAGTATTGATGCCAGGAATCTATGCAGCGAATGATGCTACTGCAGCTGAATGGTTTGCACCAGCAGGTTTGAACAGAGGTGGTATTGTCGGAGCAGTTTCAGTATTAGACAGATTAACACATTCTGAAAGAGATTACTTATATGAGAATAAAGTAAATCCAATCGCTTCTTTCCCTGGTGAGGGTATCGTGGCATTTGGACAGAAAACTTTACAAGATAAAGCATCTGCATTAGATAGAATCAATGTAAGAAGATTATTGATTAAAGTTAAAAAGTATATTGCTTCAACATCAAGATATTTAGTGTTCGAACAAAATACTGCTTCAACTCGTTCAAGATTCTTAAACACAGTAAATCCTTATTTGGAAGCAATTCAACAAAGACAAGGTCTATATGCTTTCAAAGTGGTAATGGATGAATCTAACAATACACCAGATGTAATTGATAGAAACATATTAGCAGGTTCAATTTACTTACAACCTACTAAAACTGCTGAATTCATCGTAATTGACTTCAACATCTTACCAACTGGGGCATCATTTACAGCGTAATTTAAAAAATAGAGAAAACTATATTTATTAGTATATAAAGGAGAAATAAAAAAATGGCAGAAGTATTAGAATTTAACGATATGTTCTATACGAACTTTGAACCAAAGATGAAAAATCGTTTCATCTTGGAAATAGGTGGTATTCCATCATATTTAATCAGAGTTGCAAATAGACCAGCAATCCAATTTGAAACAGTAGTATTAGACCATATCAACGTTAAAAGAAAGTTGAAAGGTAAAGGTGATTGGCAAGATGTTAATTTAACATTATTTGACCCAATCGTACCATCTGGGGCTCAAGCAGTAATGGAATGGGTACGTTTATCACACGAATCTTTGACAGGTAGAGATGGATATGCAGATATGTATAAAAAAGATATACAAATCTATATGTTAGGACCGGTAGGTGATAAGATTGAGCAATGGACTTTAAAAGGTGCATTTATTTCTCAAGCAAACTTTAGTGATTTGGATTGGAGTTCAAATGACCCGGCACAAATCGATTTAACACTTACATACGATTACGCAATACTTGAATTCTAATAAAAGTACTCTATATAAAGAAAGGTTCTCAATTGAGAACCTTTTTTTTTAACTTTTTTTAAAATGTATATTTATATATAAACAAAATAAAGGTTTATTATGGCAAATTATGATTTTCCAACGGAGGTTATTGGACTTCCATCAAAAGGATTAATATATCCAGAATCAAATCCACTTTCATCTGGTCAAATAGAAATTAAATATATGACAGCAAGAGAGGAGGATATTCTATCATCTCAAAATTTAATTAAAAAAGGTGTAGTATTAGATAAATTATTTGAATCAGTTGTGGTATCTGAAGGTGTAAACATCGGTGATATATCAGTTGGTGATAAAAACGCAATCCTTTTAGCAACTCGTATATTAGGATACGGTGCAGAGTATAATGTAGAGGTGACAGACCCATTCACATTAGAACCACAAAAAGTAACAATTGATTTATCAAAAGTACAAACAAAAGAAGTTGATGATTCAATCTTAAATAGAGAAAATCGTTACGAATTTGAATTACCAACTGCTAAAAAGAAAATTAAGTTTAAATTACTTACTCATAAAGATGAGATTGATATTAACGCAGAAATTCAAGCTTTAAACAGATTAGTAAAAGGCGATAATAATATATCACAAGAAGTTTCAACTCGTTTGAGATATATGATTGTTGAAGTAGATGGTAATACTGATAGAGGATTTATCAATAATTTTGTTAAGAATAATTTATTAGCAAGAGATAGTAAAGTATTCAGAGAGTATGTAAAAAGTATATCACCTGATATGGATTTTAAATATGAATTCACATCAGAATTAACAGGTGAATCGGAGGCACTTGATATACCCTTTGGGGTTGGGTTTTTTTACCCTACCGAGTGATTATAGTATTCAATTACATAATCAACTATGGGAAATGGTTAATTATGGAAATGGATTTACTTGGTCAGAGGTTTATACAATGCCTATTCATTGGAGAAGATTCTATTTTAAAAAATTAGTAGATGCCAAAAAGAAAGAAAAAGAAGAATACGATAAAGTTAATCGAAAAAATAATGGACCAGGAGTAAGAGTGAGGAAATAATTTCCTCACTTTTTTTATATATTATATTTATATAAGACTTAAACTATTTAGGAGAAATACTAATGGCTAATAAAAAACCCGTAAATGAAAACATCTTTGATGCAGCTAAAAAATTTAGTGATGCATTTTTTGATGGTTTAAAACAAAACGCTACAAATAAAGCAATTCAAGCAGCAAAGAAAAACAAAAAAATCCCTTTAGCAATTATTGATAAAATGGAAAAAATAGAAAAGGCTGCAAAAGAATTAGAAAACGATTTGAGATATTTAGACCCACAATAAGGTTTAATTAATTATGGCTAGCGAACAAGAAAAAATAAATGAATTATTAAGAGAGCAGAATAAGCTTCGTAGGGAGGCCAAACAACAATTGGCAGAAGCAGGTGCAACTACTACTCAACAAATAAAGGATTTTAAAGCCGGTAATGAACTATATAGAGATAGAATAGATAGATTAAAACAAATCAACGAAGAATTAAAAGAACAACGTGATACCCAGAAACAATTAGTAGATGATTATATTCAACAAGAATCAAAACTAAAGGGTTTAACTGGATTACAAGCAAGTTTATCATCATTAGAACATAAACGCCTAAATGCAATGGCGAATATGAAAAATTTGGATGAAGATAGACGTAAAACTTTTGATTCAATCGCATCTTTACAACAAGATTTATTAGACCTATCAGCAGAAGATGTTATTGGAAGAAGAGAGATAGGTAGACAATTAGATGCTCATTATAAAGATTTAGAAGGTGCAAGAGGTGTACATGCACAAATCAGAAAAAATTTATTAGACCAACGCTCTATTGCTGAAGGTGTTTCTGAAATGACTGAAAAACAACAGAACTTTTTAGATGAACAACTTAAAGTATATGAAGGTATTAAAGATACGATTGGTGGTATATTAGAAACTGCATCTTTATTGGCAGGTACATGGGGTGGTAGAATTGGTGGTGCAATAATCGGTGCTGGATATGCTGCAGAAGCATTAGGTAAAACGGTTAGAGAAATGGGTGGATATTTAGGTGGAGCATCTATTTCATCTACAATATTATCTACCACTTTTGATGAAGCAACAAATGTAACAAAGGGATTATCTAAAGAATTAGGTGGATTGAATGATGTTACATTTCAGAATCAGTTAAATACCAACTTAATGGCCGTTAATATGGGTATTAGTGGTGATGAAGCAGCACAATTAACTGGAGTATTTGCTAGATTGAATAGTGGTTCAATTGAGATGGCTCAAAATATGGCAGAATCTACAAAACAATTGGCTATTCAAAGTGGAGTTGCACCTACTCAAGTAATGCAAGATATCGCAGCTAATTCTGAAAAATTTGCAGAATATGGTAAAGATGGTGGAAAGAATTTAGCCATGGCAGCGGTTCAAGCAGCAAAATTAGGATTGAGTTTAGATTCGATGACAAAGGTTACCGATTCCCTTTTAGATTTTGAAACATCTATTACAAAGGAATTGGAATTATCTGCAATGTTAGGTAAAAATATTAATCTAAATCGAGCAAGAGGATTAGCATATGAGGGTAAGATTGGTGCAGCAGTTAAAGAAAGTATTAATCAATTAGGTGGTAGAGATGCTTTCAATAAAATGGATATATTCCAAAAAAGACAGGCAGCAGAGGCGTTAGGAATATCGGTTGATGAATTACAAAGAATGTCTGAAAATTTGGATAAATTAAATGATGATGGTTCGATGCAATTAACTACATTCGAATCTTGGTCACAATCGCTTTCAGCATTTGCATCAGGTCCAATGGGTAGTGTTTTAAAAACTATGGGCAGTGTTTTAGTTGCAGCAGGTCAAATGACTCCGTTCTTAAAGGATATGGGAATCAATTTGGGTGCAGTTGTAAAAGGAACTGGACAAGTACTTAAAAACCTATGGGATATGACGGGTAGTAAAGTGATGGGTGGATTAGGTAAAGTAGGTTCATCTCTTATGAATTTTGCTTCAGAATCTAAAGTAGGAAAAGGATTTAGTGCGTTTAAAGAAAAATTATTTGCAGGTGTTGGTAGTAATAATAATCCATCTAATACAAATAGTTTACCAAATACATCAGATGCCGGAAAAAATACGAGTAAATTAACTGATAGTATTTCTAAAATAAAAATGAATGATGTAGTGAAGGGAGCAGCTGCATTAGTATTAGTTGCAGGTGCAATGTGGGTATTAGGTAAAGCATTACAAGAATTTCAAGGAATTGGATGGGAAACATTAGCAGTTGCTGGAGTTGCTCTTTTAGGATTAACTCTTGCATTGGCTGGAGTTGGTGCAATTATGATGAGTGGTGTTGGGGCAGTTGCAATTCTTGCAGGTGCAGCTGCAATGTTAGTAATAGCATCATCTTTATTTGTATTAGGTAAAGCTTTGCAAGAAATATCAATAGGATTTCAGGCATTAAATACTATTCAACCGATTTTAAGTGGTTTAGTATCAATGGTAGGTGGTATATTTGCACTTGCAGGAGCATTCACTGCATTATCCGCTTCATTGGGATTAATTGCTATTAGTGGTATTGCTGCACTTCCTGCTTTATTAGGATTAGCAGCAGTTGGTGCCGGAATGGGTATGTTATTTGGTGCGTTAGGATTGGGTGGTGAGAATAGTGGAGTTGAGCAAGGTTCATTAAGTGAATATGAATCATCTATGTTATCAAAAATGGATGCCCTAATAACTGAAGTTGCAAAAAGTAGAGATGTATATTTAGATAAGGAAAAGGTTAGTGCGGTAATAAGTAGAACATCAGAACGTTCAAGTAAAAATGTATTCGGAGTAGGAGTAGCGTAATATGCCAACAATATTAGAATTATTTAAAGGTTCGCCATTGGACAAGGCTGTACAGCCAGATAGAGATACTGTGATTGAACAAGAATTTTCAGGTATCAGACCTCGTTCTGCGGTAGAATTAAATAACCCATTACTTTATGGTAATGAAGCAATTCGTATTGCTACTCGTTCAACATCATCAGTTGAAAAAATGAAACAAGGAACTGGTGGTTCTGCAGCAGATGGTGGATTAATTGGTAAGGGATTGGGTGCAATTACAGGTGGTAAATTTGGTAAATTTGTATTTGGTGGTAAAGTAACATCTTTAAATCAAGCAAGAGATGGCGTAAATACTCGTTTGGGAATCCCCGTCAATACAATACCTACTTATGTATATAATACAGGAGGATTACAAGCGGGAATCGAACCCGATACGATGGTTACCATTGGTAAAATTAAAAATGATGCAACTGGTACATTACTTGGACAATTTTTAAAGAAAACAGGCGGTGGTACACCTCAAACAATTGGTAAACAATTATTGGGTGGTGGTATATCATTAGGAAAAAGTAAATTAAGAACTGCACTTTTTGGTAACCAAACTTCAATGGGTTCAAACACTGCAAATGCTATCGATTCATTTAGTGGTGTAGATAGTGGCGGAAAAACTCCTGCAAATGGAGGTTGGGAATATAGTTCAAATTTACCATATTCAAAACAAATTAGTCTTGCTAAATTTAATACAAAAGCAGTAGATGGATATGTTGAAGGTACATCTCAAAATATTGTTAAAAAAGTATCACAATTACAATTAGATGCTAAAAAGAAATTAGGTGAAGCAACAGCAAATGCAACCGCTTCATTAAAACAAAGATTAAAAGGTTCTGATAATAAATCGGAATTAGATAAACATTTAGATGATGCAAAACAAGCTAGAGAAAAAAATCCAACACCATCTTCAGAAACACCTTATACAACAACGATAGGTGATTATAAAAATGAGGGCGGTAAAGATAAATTTACTCGTATTGATTTATCATTAGTATCACCTGTATATGGTGTAGATAGAAAAAAAACAAAAGGTAAATATGGTACATCTGAATACGCATTTCAGGACGTACATAACCAAACAGGTATATATTCTCCATATAATCCAACTGATGGTAAAAAATATAGTAATAAAAATAAAGCAAATTGGGATAATGTATATGGTTTAACAAATAAATCAGATGATATTACATTATCTAATATTGAAGGTTCACCGAATGAGCATTTAGAAAATATGGATTTAATTCCTTTCTGGATTCAATCGGTAAGAAGTAATGAAACAGCACATTTTAGAGGATATATAACAGGTCTTTCAGAGACATCATCTCCATCGTGGAATACTAATAAATTTTTTGGTAATCCTTATAGTTTTTACACATATGATGGTGTTGAAAGAAGTGTCCAATTTAACTTAAAAGTTGTGGCATTAAATCAGACCGAATTGGCAAAAAATTGGGTAAAATTAGAATTTTTAACAAAACAAACATATCCTATATTCTCAACACCAAGTCCCGGTCAAACATATACACAACCACCTATTATTAAATTTAGAATAGGTAGTCTTTATGATGGTAAAATTGGATATATTGAGAGTTTATCATATACATTTGATGAGAACACCCCATGGGAAACAAATAGTGATGGTTTATTAGTACCTAAATTTGTAGATGTTGCTATAACAATAAAGTTTATCGAATATATGTCAACCGAAAATACTTTATATAACACATTACGCGATGGTGATACTATTAAAATGATTAATCAAAAGAATGGGGCAGGTGGTTCATTTACAACCGATACTGTTGCATCTCCGGATTCCAATCCAATAGAACCAATCACTCCACCAAAGATTGATAAAAAGGGTAAACCTGCAACTCCACCAAAAGAGGGAGGTGTAAACAAAACACAAAAAAATACTAAAGGTAAAACAGAAACAACACCTAAACAAAAAGAAAATAGCGGAGGTTTGGATTATAGTGATAAGGCTATTTCAGAATGGGCTAGGAAATCAGAAGAAAATACTAAAAAGTTAATGAGTAAAGGTGTACCTGAAATAACAGCATCATTTATAGGTAGACAAGAAAATGTAGATATCAATAGTGTAACTAAATTAAATGAAACTACTTGGTATTATGAAAGACCATATCTTGGTGGAAAAGGAACATTTAAAGGAACATTTAATCAAAAAAATGCACAAATAAATAGTTACTCAAATTGGGTTTCTGATTACAACAAAGGTGTTGATGTACTTAAAAAATTATAATTAAAAGATGGCAAGTAGATATCAAAAAAATACAACACAAAAACTAAAAGATGGTAGAGAGGTATATAGAACAAGAATATATCCAAATATACCATTAAAAGATACTGATATGTATGTTGTATCACAAGAAGGTGATAGATTAGATACTCTAGCATACCAATATTATGGTGACCAAGGTCTTTGGTGGATTATTGCTACTGCCAATAATTTGCACGATGCAAGTTTTGCAGTAGAAGATGGTACGATATTAAGAATACCAGAAAATTATATAGAAATCATAAATAATTTTAGATAAAATGTTATTTCCAAATTTATCAAACTTTGCACCGGGAATTGAAAAAATGATGCTCAATCGTAGAAATAATGTCTACGCATCGGGTATGAGTGCATGGGTTAGATTAACAGCATCGGGAGGTTTAGTTATTGAAACTAATCCACAAACTACTCAAGTAACAAAGGATGGTAAGCGAGTTGCAGATACTGATAATTTTAATAGGAGATATGGTAATGGTACTAAATCTGGTGCAATAGGTAGTTCATTATGGGGAGATTCAGTTTTTGCAGATGGTAATGATAGAGGATTTAGACCATCACCTACTGTGGAAAGTTTATCCATATCATTTGGTACAGGTGGGTTATCAAGAAAATGTACATTTGATATAACTGCATATACACTTAAACAAGCTGAAAAAATATGTGAATATTTTTTAGAACCAGGATATACAGTCCTTGTAGAATTTGGATGGAATAATCCTGCATCAGTACATCAAAAAATTAAATTAGATAATTATTGCGAATATACTCGTTTTTTACAATATAACTGGCTTAAAAACAAACAAGAAGCAGCCAATTATATGTATGATGGATTTTTAGGATATATTACCGGTGGCGGAATGAAATCTGCTGAAGGAGAAAAATATATTATATCAGTTGAATTAACTACTATTGGTGAAATACCAATGTATTTACAACAACATAGAGGTGGAAATACCGTAGATGCAAGTAAAAATAAAGGTGGTGAAAAATTCAATCAAGCAACGATTGATAAATATATTGACGATGGTGCAGTTGGCGTTGGATTATTCATGCAAATGTATAATCGATTACCCGAAGCAAAACAAACTGCCTCTGTAAAAAAATTATTAGAAGATGGATTAATTATACCTCATGCAAATCATGAAGGAAATTATATTAATATGGATGATGACATTAAAAAAGAAATGTTAGAATCCTTAACAAATACTAATATAGAATCTGAAACCGATGATGCATCTGCAAAAATACCTGAAGGTGCTCCACTTATAAGTGATTCTAGTTATATAAAACTTGGATTAGCGTTTGATATATTAAATGCATATTCTATAAAATTAAAAGCAAAAACAAATCCATGTGGTGAATCGTCATTTAGTTATGTAATTGATTACAAAAATACCATATGTAGAGCACACAAACATATATTTTCGATTGATGGTAGTAAAATGATGATACCAAATCCAGTTGCACCCGATTTTGGATTATTAGATGTATTAAAATCATCAACTGAATTATCAGGTTCACTTTTAAAAAAAGAAGGTGATTCAGTTGTTCCAAATCAAACCCAAAACTTATATCAATTTGAAGGAACTGATACTACACATACATTTCCACAACAAGTACCACTTTCTGAAAGTAGATATAAATGGGTACCAGATGCAGAACCATTTGATTTACCTGCTGGAACATATGGATTTTTAGAAGATTTATATGTAAATTTTGAATTCTTTTGTGAGGTGTTGGGAAGAGCAAATTATGTTACAAAAGATATTTATTTAGAATTGCTAAATGGTATATCAACTGCAGCAAATTCAATCTGGCATTTTGAAATAGAGCAAATTCCGGGTATTAATAATAAAGGTATGTATCAACTTACTGTTGTTGATTTAAATTTATGTGGTATTACACCATCTATTTATGAAAAGGCTACAAAATTTCAATCATCTGGTATAAACACACCATTTCTATCATCGGAATTATCATTAGACATACCCGGTGCAATGAAAAGTATGATTGTTGGTAAACGAAGCGATTCAAAACCAGATGCAATATCCGAAGGAAATTTACCATTTCAGAGTATATTTGCAACAAAACAAGACCCCGTATTAAAATTATTAGAATCATTTCAAATTGATAATTCAACTACCCCACCATCAATTACCGAAGAACCGGATGAAGATGCCGAAGACCAAGCTAGAAAAAAGAACTATGAAGTTTTTATGTCAAAAGCAACGGTAGTACCAAAAGTTAAAGATAGAACTGCATCTAAAGATGCAGCAGAAGGTGGGTGGTACAATCCATTTAGTAATGCAGATGTTAATATTGAAGAAATTGTAAACGTAGTAGCATGGTCAGACCCCGATGTATTTAGAGCTTTAGATAAAGGAGACCCAAATTCTAAAAAAGCAAATAATGTATTAGTTCCAATTACATTTACATTTACCATATTAGGATTATCGGGCATTAAAACCGGTGATATGTTTAGAATAGAAGATTTACCTGCTAAATTTAAAGATAGTGTATTTCAAGTAGTAGAAGTATCACATGAATTAAGTGAAAATTTATGGAAAACAACGGTTGTTGGTAAAATGAGAAACATATCATAATAAATAAAAAATTAAAATTATGAATAATTCCGATGCATATAATAAATTAAAGAAAAAATCGTTTTTCTCTTTAAGAGAAACTGTTAGAACAAACATACCAACTCCCACATCAATAGATTATAAAAGAGGATGGGTTCAACGATATTTTGCACAAAAAACAAATGATAAAGGTTCTGCTATATACGAAGTAGATTCTGCACAATTTAGTTTATTAACAAGTAGACCAATATTTACTTTAGTATCAATTAGATGGAGAATATCTGGCCCAATTGATGCACAATACGATTCAAAAGGAAATGTGATGGATAAAGGTGTGAAGGAATCAAATAGAATTGCTATAAGTTTAGTCGCAGATAGAATACCAAATTTAAAAATGTATCTACCTAATTTACTTCAGTTTCACAAATGATGAAAATCATAAAAATAAAATAAGATTTTTTCAAAAAATATATATTTATATAAAACAACAAAATAAGTTATATGAGTAATTTTAAACATTTATCAGATTTAGAAATCCAACAAATGACCTTCGATTGGAGATATAGAGGTTGGACGGTATTTCAATTACTTACCGAAGAGGAATGTGATGAAATAAATGAAGAAATGGAACGATTGAGACAAGAGCGTTCTAAAACCACCAAAGAAGGTGGTGAACAATGGGGAGAGTGGGACCCTTTCGCATATCCACATAAAATTTCATCAAAATTAGAGAAATTATTTGCACATCCAAAATTGATTGAAGCTATGGAATTCCTTATGGAAGGTGATATAGTTGGAATGCAAACTTGGGCGTACTTTAAACCACCAGGGCAATTAGGTAGAGACCAACATCAAAATGCTTTCTATACAGGATGTGGTCATAATGAAATTATCAATACTGCATTGGCATTAGATAATCATGATGAATCAAATGGTGCAGTATGGAACTATGAAGGTTCGCATAGATTGCCTGTTTTACCAATTGAAGTGGATGAGGAAAGAACAAAAACTAATCCAACATTTTGGAGAAATGAAAGAGGTAAACCTTGTGTAATGCCAGAAGGACACGATTTCCAAAAAATACAAGGAAATCTTCGTAAAGGCGAAGTAGTTCTTTTACATTCACACACAGTACATGGTTCAGAACCAAATAACTCTAATAGATTCAGAAGAAACTTTTTAGGAGGTTATTTGAAGAAAGGAGCCCATTTCAATCAGGGTAATCATATGAAAAGAGAACCAATTGATATATACGAATTAAGAGAAAAACATTGGGGAGAATAACCCAATTAGTTACTGTCAAATATAACCCATTGAAAATCAATGGGTTATTTTTTTGCCCAAAAATAATTAAAAAAAAGTGATAAAATATTTGGAAAATTGGAAAAAAGGTTGTATATTAGCTTTGTAAGATTGAGAGATAAATAAAACTTAAAAGATATGAACATTAAAAACTATTATTGTGAGACTTTTCCAACCGATGAATTGGGGAGTGAGATTAACGAAAATGCTACCTTTATTGGGTTGTATCATGATTTACTTATAGGAGGTGACCCATACGAATACATCGGTGTTGATGATAGTATAGTAAGGGAACGATTATTTGAGAAACTTGCAAATATAATCGATACTTCTTATGATTATGTTTATAATTTATGGTTAAACGCTTAAAATTTAAAAGATATGGAAAATATGTTAGGTTACACAAATTTTAATCGCCACGCAAATATGAGTGGTGAAACATTGAGAGAGGTTGGTTCTCTTATTGATATGGTTCAATTTGGACCAAATGGTGATGATGGGGTAGATAGGCGTTCCGAAGATGGGTTTAACCTAATAAATGAATTATATGGGTTATATGATGGGTATTTATATAATGACCTGTTAGTTTTGGGTAAAAACCTCCTAAATTCAGAGTTATTCAACCGTTTAGAATCAGTAGTAAAAATAGTTGAAAAATATCCAAAATTATAGGTAAAAATATTTGGAAAATTCAGCTTTTCTTCGTATATTAGCTGTATAAGATTGAGAGTTAAACTTTAAAATATAAAAATATGAGCTTACCATTTAATTTGAATTCGGTTTATGAAACTTCTAAATTAGTAGAGGGTTGGTCATCAATCGCAAGTGTTTTCCCAGTTGAAGGTCGTTTTACTAAAAGAGTAATCACTTATTCTGAAGCAGTGTTTGAGGCTCTAAATGATGTTGCTGAAGATTATTCAGATTGGCCAGAAGACCAGGGGTTTGGTAGTTCAGATATGACATATGTTCGTAAATCATTCATCGATACTATGATTGATATTGCTAACCTACGAGGTTATTACGAAACAAAATTTCAACCTTATTTAAAAGTGGTTGAATATTCAGAGATTGAGAAGGAAGAATATGACCTTCGTAGAGAACAAGGATTGTAATTTAAAATATAAAAAAATGTTTAACGAAAAGATTTTTTGGAAAGAGGATTTTAATGGCGAAGAAGCCAAAGGTGGAATTTTCACAAGAGCAGTAGACCTTAAAAAGTTTATGGAATTAGTAGAACAATCAGAGATGGGTGGTGAAGTTGTTGGATTGCGATTTGATGATAATAATTTGGAATTAATTATAAAACCTAAAAAATAAAAGTTATGGGATTAGACATGTATTTGTACAAGAAAAATTATATGAGACAGGGTGATTTTTATAAACCCGAATTCGTAAATGAAGTAATCGTTAAAACTGGTGGTGAGATTGATAAAAGAATCAAACCGGAACGAATTACATATGTAGTAGAAGAAGTTGGTTATTGGCGTAAAGCTAATCAAATTCACAAATGGTTTGTTGATAATGTTCAAGAAGGGAATGATAATTGTGGTAATTATTATGTTAATAGTACTACATTAGAAGAGCTATTAGAACTTTGTAAACAGGTTAGAGATGACCATTCAAAAGCAGAAGAATTATTAC